TGCCATCGATTTCAAAGTCAGCAACAGTTAGCGATAGATTGGCTGTTTGTGATGTAGATTTTACAAGGTTTATACTTTCTCTTATGCTAGGATTATTTGTAATAGCGCCATAGTAAAAATTAGAGCTGTGGGTAACATCAGCCAGAGCAAGATATAGATTTCCACCAGAATGATTAATATTAAATAACCAATTCTCATTGATGTTCGCTTGATTTTGAGATCCATTGAAAGTCAGGCTCATGCTAAGTTAAACCTGGATGCTTTTTGGATAGCCGGTATAATTGAGTCTATAACTGTCTCATCGACCAAAGGCGCTGATACATTTACGGTCAGACTGCCAGTTTGTCCAGTCTCATTAATCTCATTAAGCTTGTCTAAACCAATCTGCTGTGCAGAATCTCTTTTAATCACATATTCTCCAGCTTGCGCCAGTATAGGGACATTGTCTCCACCTGATACCATACCGCCGGTTGCAAACTTTTGTATTGGACCACCGTCATGCTTAAAGAACGGCAAAGAAGCAAGCGTTTTAAATCCAAATTGTGTTGCAGTAGTTCCAGGGTTTATTAAACGCAGTATTGCAAACGATACTGCTTCAGCTGCGATCTTAGCTGCTATAGCTTCTATTGCGTTAACAACTGCTTTTTCGAAGGACTGTCCTTGCACAACAGCCAGCCCAATATTGTCACTTATCTGCCTAAATGCCCTTGATGTATCTGTTAATGCAGCTGCTTCTGCTTGCAAGGCTGCTTTCATTCTTTCTGCCCTATCTTGTTTAGTCGTATCTAAGCCATCAAGCTCATCCGCAAGTCTTTGAACTTGATCGTTAAAAAACTCAATATTATCAGTCTGTATATCTTCTAATGGTTCAATAAACTCTGATTGAGTTGTACCAAACCGCTCTCCCATATCAATAAGATCTTGAAAAGGGGTCATAAATTCTTCAAACATAAGTGGAGCATCGTCTAATAGATTAAATCTAACAGACCTACTCATTCTATCTTCAAGATCTTGTCGAGCTTTGTCAACCCTGTCCATAAACTCGTCTAATTTATCTAGTTTTTCGCCTTCTTTATCTACTTCAGATTCATCTACTTTAGGTATCGGTATCTCTTTTTCTTCTTCCGGCGTTAGCTTATCTAATATCTCTTGTAAGGCTGATAACTGTTGAGTTACTTCTGTTATTTCTTTTCTACTTTTTAAAGTATCAAAAGTTTTTTCTAGCTCTGCTTTAGCTGCTAATGCTTGCATTTTAACTTCCAATAAGCTTGCAGTAAATTCTGTTCTAATTACACCGCCAGATGAACGCATAGCGTCTGACATTTGCAATGCGCTAGGAGCAATGTCTGTAAAAAGTTGATTGAATTCTTCAACTCCCATGCCTTGTATTTGGCGAGCCATTCTTTCAATCTCTATATTGTTATCTCGCACAGCTTGCTTAACTTCTTTATCCTTCAAAGCTTCAGCTAACTTATCTAAGTTTTCAGTTGATAAGCCAAGCTTTTCTATTTCTGCTCTTAAAGTGCCAAGAGGATCATTGAAAAGATTAATTCTTTCTGCAAAGTTTCCTACTACAGTAGAAATAGATGTAATTTTCTCTTGAAGATTTAAAAAATTAATTAGCGCATTTCCAGTCGCAGCAGAAAGTCTTGTAAAGCTATCCATCATGTTTGATGTAGCCCCTGTAAAGGTTTTGGAAAGTCGGTCGGTACTACCAGCTATTCCAACCACGGGATCTTGCAATGTGTTAATTAAGGCTTCTCTAAATTGAGGCAAAGTAGTCTTTGAAAGGTCTGTTAGCCCTTGAGAATCTTTTATTAAAGCAAGGATTCCTCTCTCCCTTAAAATGTCGGCAGATCCCTGGCCGCCAGCAAGAGCTCTCCCCAGTGCATTAGCGGCTTCACTTGCAGTTGTACCCATGAATGCAGCAAGGTCTGTAACTGGTTTTATTAGCGCATTAGCATCAGCACCAAATGCTTGCAGCTGCGCACCAGCTTCTACTACGTCGTCAAGACTAAATGGAGTTGTTGCTGCTACCTGGTTAAAATTATTAAAAGCTTTCTCTGCATTATTGACCGACCCTGTCAAACCTACCAGCCTTGTTTTTAAAGACTCAAATCTAGCAGCAGTTTGTAAAAGATTGCTTGTTGCCTTAACACCCCCAGCTACTGCAAAAGTGTATAGTAAAAAACTATTACGCAAAGCACCTATACTACGCCTTAGTCCAGAAGTGCTACCTCTTAACCTACCTTGGGTATTGTCAAAGTCCTTTGCAGCTTCATTTGACTTTTTATAATCTCTTTCAAGCTTGTCAAAGCCTTGTGTCTTTACAAGTATGGTAAACTTATTTGCCATTATTTAATTCCCTTTGTCTATTTTCACAAGCACTAAGCTCCTCACTAATAATACGAAAGATGTCAATAGTCATAGCATCCGCTTCATAGAGCGTTTTAGCTATAGGTAGGTTGTACTTCGTTGATACAAAGAAATCTTCGATATAACGGCCAATTTCAGCGTCATAGAAGTATTGTGGGTTGCAAAAAAAGGTAATATTGTACCATAAGTTCTGTCCAATGGTAAACTTACGCTCTTTGTCTTCTAAAATAATCCTGTCAAGCTCATCCCAGATTTCTTGATCATTAAACTTAATAATCTTTCCAAGAGTAGGACTTTGGGCTTCGTAAGAATCAAATTCAAGTGGAAAAAGACTGTTTCCCCATGAAAAAAAGTTGGCCCATGTGGCAATTCTTACTTTTATTTCTTTTTTTTAGATATACTTTTATAGTAGGTGTAGATATCGTTCAAAATCTCATCAATCTGAACGTCGTCAAAATTAGCAAGAGCTTTGCTTGGATTGTCAAAAGCTAAATTCATAACGTAGTTCAATAGATTAAAATATGCATCCTGGTTAAATTCATCTTTCCAATAGACTTTCATCTCTAGACGATGCATTTCACGCCTTTCGCCAAACTCTATTGCATTAACATTGAACTCGCCGTGTTTTGTTTTTACCATACGGCTAATTTAAGAAAAAATTATTTTATTATTCTACGTTTAAATATGTATAGCAAAAAATGTTGTGTTATCGGTATCTGCAGCAGTTTTTGGATTTGCAACAAATTTAGAGCTTACATCAATCATCATTGCGTTTGCCTCATTGAAACCAACGCTAGTTATTTGACCGTGTGGAGCTTCAAAGCCAAAGCTTGTAGAACTATTTAAAAGAGTTGCATGTGTACAAAGCAATGTACCCATTTGTAATGAATTTGTACTACTGTTAACATTTTTACTTTGCATTGTGTTCATTAAACCGGCGGTATTGTTATCATATTTAACTGTAGCATCTAAAGTAATAGCTAGTTCAGGGATACTGCGCACTATAGCTT